TTAGGACCGGTTGTCGGTCACCGTGAAGTCCTGAGATTTGACCGTCGCAGCGGCATCTGTGACAGACGCGGTATAGATGCCCGAAATGTTGCCTGCGGGTGGGTTGCCGGCTCGGCGAAATGTAGGGGCGATTGTGGTTGCCGAAGAAAGTGTGAAGGTTGACCCGCTTTTGAAGACCGTATTGTACGTGTAAGGCGGGGTGCCGCCACTGACAGAGATAAATCCGCTGCCAACAAGGTCATTGCTAACGCCAACGGTTGTAGACCCCGTGACGTTGGAAATAGACATTGCCAGGGCGGACCCGGAGGTTGCCCCGCTTAGCTGCGACATCTACATAGGTGCCGTCTGAGGTACGCCAGCGTTGGGTCCGGTATTCGGCACGACTCCGCCAGGTGCCCGCCTTAGCTGGCTAAGGGAACTGCCAACGCCGAGTCCGAACACGGCTAGACAGAATGACAGTGTGAACGGTGGGGATCCCGGTACGGATGCCATTACCAGAGACCCGCTTTCTTGAGCTTCTGCTCAAGGTAGGCCACACGCTCAAGCAGCATGTTCACCTTGTCCACGGACAGATGACCCTTGTCGTCGGCTGTAACCAGTTCCGGGGCGAGCTTCTGTAGCGCCTGGGCCAGCACGCCACGACCGCTACCCTTGCCCTTCTGCCTCCAGTCCCACGTCACCAGCGGTACGCCAGACAGGTCGCGAAGCTCCACGTCCTTGATGTTCTTCTTCAGTCGCACGTCCGACGTGTAGGTAAAATCGGCGGCTGAAAACACGCCAGTGAAGTCCGCCGTACCGGTGGCATTGACGTTTAGGGCTACGCTGCCGTCAGACGGACCCTTGGGTCGGATCGTGACGAAGCCGCCGCCCGCTGCGGCAACGATCATGAAGGCGCCGTTAGCGTTGATGTTGCCACCGTTAGGAACCTAGACAGAGGCCCCCACCGACACGACGCCAGCGCTGGTAAATACCGTCTGCCCGGTGGTAGACCCTCCGTTAGGGCGAATCGCAACCTGGCCGCTGGCCGCTGCGGCCTGCAAAACCGCAATGGAGGGGGACCCGGTGAACGTGCCAGCCGTAGCGGTGACGTTGGTTCCCGCTGTAACGCCGTTTGTTGCCGCGAGGGCCGTGGCCGTGAGGGCGCCGGTCATCGTGTCACCCGTCTTGTTGACCGGGATGTATCCGATAGGATTCGACCCGACCTACTTCCAGTTGCCAGCTCCCAGACTGCGGAATCGGAGCACGTCGCCTGCCGTTGTGGTGTAGTTTCCACCGACACCGCCGCCAAGGACGATGGCCGACGAGTTAGTAATCGTCAAGACGCCGGAGAAAGTCACCTCGCGGACGAGGCCAGCCGGGGACGTGCCGAAGCTGGTGATGCCGGTCGTGCCGGTGACCGTGACGGCCTCGCCATCGGACGATCCGAGGTCCGTGGTGGATCCACTGGCGATGGACGCAGAGGACAGGGCGTTAGTGGAGCGTACAATAGCCTGGATGGCGCGAATGTAGTCATCAAGACTGTTGCCGATAGCATCCGATCCCTACGGGCTATTGCTAGCCGGAAGGGTGAAAAGATCAGCCATTTTAGACGGGACGGGCATTGTGGACCCTCAAAATATCTTCGTGCGGTTCTTTATGGGGATGCTCATCGCCCCGGTCATGGGATTCCTTTTCTACGGAACCGCACGACTCATTGCGATGGGCCTAGCGAAGTGGATGCCAGAGTCAGCGCTGAAGCGCAGGCTACTGACGGACACCGAGAGCGGCCGACTGGCCTACAAGCCCCGAAGCTCCGGCAGCGACATCCGCAAGGGCTGATCGCTGCTTTGCAGTCATCCGGGCGATGATCGCCTGTGATTCAGCGGACTGCGGGTTGGCGATGACGCTAGCCAGCTTCGACTTGATCGTGTCGTTTGTGCCGAACAGCTTGTACAGGGTGTCCATAGGCCGCAGGACGGTTCCCAGCAGCCCGCTGTCAGCCAGCCCCGGCAAGCCCAGGCCGTTGGCTGCCTCACCCAAGAGATTTTGACTGGCGAGGTTCTGGACGGTATTGGAGCCTGCGGACTTGCCGACGTTGTTCGCTACCTTGACGCGGCTCAGGTCGCCGAGAAGCGACTGGATGTTTCCCTGTTGCTGCGGGCTAAGGATGTCAGCGGCAGATGCGTTCTTCTGCCCCGTCACCTTCGCCGCCATCTGATCGAGACTGCCAACGGCACGACCGAAGGCGTCCGGACGCAGCACCTGATTGCCCAGTGCGTCGATGTCGGCAGGATTACCAGTCACGCGGCCTAGTAGGCCCTGAGCAAGTTCAAGGCGATTAACAGGTCCACTACCTGTGCGGAAGGCGTCTCGTGCGGATCCGTAGGCAGGGTTCTGCCTCTCCAGTTCACCGACGAACTCCCTCTTGGCACTCGCAATGGCGTTCTGTTCCGCCTTGCCGATACCCAACTGAGGCGCGACGTTCAGAGCATCGTCCAGAGCCATTTTTACGTAGTGCTGGCCCTACAGGGTATTCATCGGGTCGCCGATGTCGATCCCTGCATTGGCTGCGATGGTACGAGCCTGCTTAGCGGCCTGCTGGATGATCGGGCGCTGCCCAAGCTCCTGCATCTTGGCGGATGGGGCGAGGATGCTATCCGCCTATGTCTGCGCGGTCTCCAGCGTCTTAGCCGCCTCGTCCGGCCAGAACTTCCCAGCAGCGTCCGCCTTCCCCTGAGCCAGCGTGGCAGCGGCATTCTGCTCCCTGGCGAGCTACTGGGAATTGAAATCCGTGAACGCTTGGCCGTACTTAGCCTGAGCCAGTGTGTCTCGGGCCGATTTGGCAGCAGCGATGTCGGCGTCCGTACCTGCCGTCTATTGCAAAAGTCCAAGGCGGGAGGCGTTGTTTCCAGCCTGCTGTTCGGCAAACTGCCTAGCGATAGCCGGGTCACTATCCGAAACAGCTCGGCGAAGCTGGGCAATGCCCGCGTCACCAGTCTGTTCGGCAAGGTCCGCGTTGACGCCGGGCACGACGCTAGGCGTAGCCCGCTTGGCGGCATCACCGCCGAACCGGCTAAGGGTGTTGGCGACGATCTGGTCCTGACCGCCCTCAAAAAACGGGGCCAGAAGACCTTTCCCCGCCCGAATGGCCGCTCCACCAACGTTGACGACGCCCTGACCCAGCAAGCCAGCGACGCCGCCGATTCCCGTGTTCAAGGCACGACTACCCTCGCCCTGCCCCGTCGCTAGCGGCTGCACGGCACCCAGAGCCGCCCCAGTGGCCGCCGCACCCCGATACCCCGCCGGGACTACCGATCCAGCCACGCCGGCACCCTTGAGCAGCCCACCACCGAGCAGGCCGAGGCCCACGTTACCCGCGATGTCACCCCCCAAGCCAGCCTTGGTGTGCATGAGTGCCGTGTCGGTGGCATTGGCGTCCGTCTGGTCGGCCTTAAGGCTGTCGTAGGCGCTGCCAAAGAAGTTCGGGTTGCTGCCTTCAGGGGCCAGCGAGTGGCGGTCGATGAATGCCGGGATGGCGATGGCCGCCTGCTTGGCGCCTCGCAGGGTGTCCAAGACGGCCTTGCCTGCCCCTGCGGCGAAGTTCTGCGAGTCTGACCCGAGACCATTCGCTGCCTTGGCGCCGTCATCCGGAGCATTGGCGTCGATCAGGTGATACAGACCAGCCTTCTTGTAAAACTCCGTTGGATTCGCATCGGGGTAGTACTTCTGACGAATGGCGGACGCCAGTTTCCCGTCCGGCACATCGGCGTACTGCGGGTACTGCTGCCGGATGTCGTCGAGTATCGTCACAGGCCAAGTCCAAGGGGGTCTTTTGCGTTGAGGTCAACCTTTCCACCGGAAGGCATCGAAGCGTGCGAGGATCCGCCGCCATCGCCCGAGAACTTGTCGAAAAGCTTCTTGGCCTTGGGGTCGATGACCTGAATGCTGTGCGATCCGTAGCCTAGGGCTTGGTCTGCCTGATCTTGGAGAGCTTGGAGGCGGCCCAGTACGAGCCGTGAGGCTTCCTGATGGGCAGCACGGAGCGCATCGGCACCGTTGTTGGCGTCGAATATGGCCTTGTTGTGCTCACGGTCACCAAGAGCGCTCTGTCCACCCGCGAAGGTCTTCGCCAGCTCATCGCCCACCGCACCGGAAGCGATGTTGAACTTAGACAACTTGGCCTGCCCCGGACCGCCGAACGTGGACGATGCCAGGTTCGACACGGCGTTAAGGGGTTTGACGTTGGAGTTATCCAACTGGTCAATGGTCGAGCCGAATTCGTCCAGATGGTGCGCAAGCGTGTTCAGGGACTTGATCTGCTCACCAATCTTGCCCGAGGTGAAGTTCTGGCGAGCCGCTGCACGAGCCTTGTAGGTTCCAGCGTCCAGTGTCGGATCAACCTGCTGGGCGACCGAGATAAGGCGCTGCCAGTTCGGATCCATGGCTTGCTTGCCAGTGGGGACCGGGTATCGCCCGTCAACGATGGCCTGAACGGTGGACTTGTCCGATGGCGAAAGGCTCTCGATGGTTGGAATGGCGTCAGGGTCGGAGGCACCGCTGATGCCTAGCTTGCGCTTAACATCGTCGTCCGTGCCACCATACTGCTTAATGAGCGCGATCTACTGGGCAAGTGAAGACGCTGCCGACTGCTGAGGCGCGAACCGCCCTGCCGTGGCGATGGTCTTCCACGTACCGTCTGACTGCTGCTCCTGCGTGACTTTGTTGTTGCCCATGTCGATTTCGCGAGTCTGGGCCGTATTGAGGTCGCGCTGGGCCTTCTGCCCCTGCAACTCGGCATTCTTCGACTGGAGTTCGTTCTGATGAAGCTCTATCGCAGCCTGCGGGTCGAACTGGGCTAGTGCCGACTGATACCCCGGCATATCGAACGTGCCATCCGGCTTGGCGAACTTCAGCGCCAGATCCTGAATCTGCTGGCGACGCTGCATCTGCTGCTGCTGGTCGTCCATCTGCGCCTGCTGGTAACGCTGCTTGACCAACTGCTGACCGCCCTACTGGGCCGACTGGATGCCGCCGAGAAGGCCGCCCGATAGAGCCTGGAACGGCGTAGTCCCCGGCTGTCCGTTAGCGGCCAAAGCCGACAGGCCAGCTTGCAGGAGACCACTATTCGCCAGCGACTTCTTGTCGTCATCAGAAAGGCCGGGTTGGTTCCCGGTAAAGATGTCCTGCCATGCCATTAGCGGACACTCCCGAGAAGTCCGAGACGGGCACCCCCGCCAATGTATCCGGCCTGCTACTGGTTAACCTGTCCGAGTTGCACCTGACGGGCATGGGCCTGCTGCGGCGACTGCGTTGGCATCGTCCCCTGTGTCGGCTGCGTCGGACCCATGCCGCCAAGAGTCTGCTATGCCTGTGCCTACTGGCCCGGGTACTGGCTCTGCTGCATGGCCCACTGGCCGATCTTGGAGAAATCTAGGCCCTGCGTAGCGGGTGATTGAGCCTGCCCGCCGCCGAGAACCTGGGAGTAGTCAGTGGTCGGCTGGAATTGCTGGTACTGCTGCATGGGTGCATACGCTTGAGCGTTCGCGTTCGGTGCAGACATGCCGGAGAGGAAATCGAAAGTGCCCATATGTCCGCCTTAGAGGTAGTAGCCCGCTGCACCCATGACGCCACCGGCAACCGCACCGATAGCCGTGCCGATGCCCGGGACGACGCTGCCCAGGGCTGCTCCTGTTGCCGCGCCGCCTAGTGCCGAGGTCGCTGCACCGCCAACCGTGCGTGGCTTGTAGGCAGGATTGGCACCTGTTACAGCAGAGCCAGTGAAGTTGCCCGACACCGCGTTCAGGGCATTGCCGTAGTTGTTGAGCTTCTGCTGGTCGTAGCCGTATGTCTTCTGATACCAGTCGTTATATGCCTGGTCGATATTGCCCTGCGCCTGATCCTGATAGACCTGACCGATGCCGGCGAGCTGGCTGTTGTACTGGGCCTGCAAGGCGCCCGCCCCGTTCAGGGCGTTGGATGCCCCGAGGATGTTCTGTGTGTTGTTCTGCGATGCCGCTAGCTGGTTCTGGAATCCCTGCTGCCAGCGATTCGCCTGATCGTTGTAGTCCTGATACCGAAGATTGTCGGTGTTCGTTGCAAGGCTCTGTGCGAGCTGCTACTGGCTTGCCGTCGCGGCCTGCTGCATGGCTGAACCACCGAACGCGCCACCCTGTGCGAACTGGGTCGGAAGCTACACGCCCGCACCCTGCTTGTACGCAGTGGTGATATCGCGGTTGGAGTCGTTGACGACACCATCAAGGTACGTGTTCTGGCCCGCATACGGGCTCGTTTGCGCGTAAACGTTCTGGTTGCCGCCGAGCACGCCGGTCAGTGCGTTGTACTGGTTGCCGTTGCCACCCGCTCCGTAAATGGCGTTAGTCGATGCCTGCGCCTGCTGGTTCGATGGCGTGGCATTCAACGTGCCGTTGTACGACTGGTACGGCTTCGCGTTCTGCGCATTGGTTGACCCAATGAACTGCTAGTAATCATTCGCCAGCCAGTCCGGGATTTTGGTCTCGGTGGTGGTCGTGGTGTTCTTTGGTGCTCCGCCGCCGCCCATGTTATACCTCGTACCAAGTGGTGATTTTCTTGTATTTCGCCGTCCAGCCTTCTTGGGGGCTGGAGAAGACGACGCGTTCAATTGCTGCCTCGTTGGCAACCTGACGTGCGCACTCTGCCCCGAGGTGGCCGCTGGATTTCTCCACCGAATAGCCGATCCAGACGTTCAGGACGGGGCTGTCCTCATACGGGAATGTGATGGCCTGGAGAACGGCGAACCCGGTGTAGGCACCCTGACGGTAGCCGACGTAGAGCGATGCACTGCTCATCAACAAGGCGGCATAGATGTCTTCGGGAATCCACGGCTCGCCGTTGGTCTCCTTGACCTTCTGGATGCCCGGAAGGATGACCGGCCAGATCTGCCGAATGTTGGCGACGTGGTTATAGGAAATCGACCCGTCTGCGGTGACGCCTGAAATAGGAGGAAGCATTAGTTACCTGTCAGTGTGCGGACGGGGAGCCATGTGCCGGGGGTGCCGGCGACGGTGCAGGTCCAGCCGAATACGAGGTACTTGGAGCCTGCGGTGCCAAGTTCTGCCGGTGCTGAGTTGCGCACGAAGTCACCGATGGCGTTCTGGCCCGCTGTCGGGATAGAAGGAAGGGCGTTGTAGACCGCCGCTGCACGACCTTCAGTGAGAAGGTTTACCTGCACCGCCGTCAACCTGTACAGGTCGGATAGGCGAAGGACTAGCTACTGGGTGTCGCCCGGTAGTGTCGGGTTCTGCTGGAGCTTCATTCGGGCGTCGTCGCCATGATGGCCGGGGTTCCGCCGTTGATGACCACCGTGCCGGTCCAGTCCATGCGCAGACGGTGCCAGCGGGCATCGCGGTGGAAGTCGAACCGACCGAGTGACTGGGCAATCGTGCTGTCCTGCACAGGATCGGCACCGAAGTCGTAGCGGTAGTAGTTCGTGGCCTGAGCCGTGGTCGGCTGTACCCTGTAACGCGGAGTGTAGCGGCTGAACAGGGAGAAGTTGGTCTCGTCGCCAAGGTCACCCGTTACCAGATACGAGGCACCCGGAACGCCCGTGAGACTGTAGAGCTTGTGGTCGGTCGAGATAACGCCCGGGACCGTGTTGTCGGCGATCCAGAACGGCGAGTCGTAGGCGATGTTCGGCAGGTTGTCGTAGGTGCTGTACAGCGTGCCAAGGCCGTCGTAGGTGACGTTGCCGGACGAGTACTGGATCACGGCCTCGATGGACCGGGCGAACTTGCCCCACTGGTTCGTACGGATATTGTACACCACGCACAAATCGCAGATGCCCGAGGATGCGGTGCTGGGGAAGTACCAGTACACGAGATCTCGGGTCAGGTCGGCACCGCCCTTGATGTTGGACCGCTGCGAACCATTGAGGTTGGTGAAGAACCACTCGCGGATGGGCGCACCGATGGATCGCGGGACCGTGCCGTCATAGACGAAGAAGTCTGACGGTCCGACGAAGAAGTGGGATGCGGCCACCACCACTACGGCTTCCTGACCAGAGCACCCGATATCGCCAGGAATGCGCTGCCACGACCAGATCAACGGAGGGCCGACATATTGGCCGCGATACATGGATTTCTCCTTGTACGCGATCACGTCAGCGCCGAACTCACGACCCGCAGTAATGGGCCCCGGAGAGTCCACGAGGCGCGCATTGGCTGCCTGAGAGCCGACGGTGGGCGTCCATGCGGTCTGGTCGAACAGGTTGGAGCACCACCACCCGTCCGGCTGGTCGCCGGAGCTTCCGGTCTGGTCCGACCAGTTGAAGGCCATGACGAAATTAGAGGCCGAGCAAACGATCGCAGCGAGCGGGGCCGTGGGGATGTCGGCAAACGAACCAGACGGAGCGGCCTACTGGATCCGCTGGGCCCGGTTGGTCGCGATGATGTTGCTGCCGAACATGGTGAAGCGCCACGGAGCGAGGCCCGTGTAGCCGCCGACCTTACTGCGGTCTACCCAAGCACCACCCGCGATGTCCCACAACTTGGCATTGGTGCCGGCGACGATGCGCTTTGTGCCGTCCAGAAGCGTGCCGACATAGGCGCCCTTGCACGCACTGTCCAGAGCGGCCAAACCTGCATCCACAAGGCTATTACCCGCCGAGAAGCCCTTGGTCGTCGGGATAATGTTGTCGCAGTCCACGATGACACCAGGCGTTGCCGGGTCAGTGTCGGGGGCGAATCCGATGAAGGGTATGGAACTCATGCGGTGATGAAGTCCACGCGAGGACGGGGCGACGGGCCGTAACGCAGCATGTCGTCGTTCTTCTTCATGGCCGCCAGGGCCGTGTTGTAGCCCTGACCGAACAGGGCCGTGCGCTGATCATCGCGCAGGTAGATGCACGCCTCCAGCAGCGTACCGTAGAGGTACATCTGGGGCTGGGCGAGAATGAGCCAGTTCTGGTTGGCGGCGTCGGACAGGTTGGGGATGTAGCTGTAGTAGTACAGACGATAGTCCGTGTCCGCAGCGCCTACAATGTTGATCACGCCGTTGACCATCGTGTAGCCAATCGGCAGCACGAAAAGTTCGGCGTTGGTGTCCTGAATGGGCGGGACGGGGTAAATCTCACGCTCTACGCCGTCAAGGCTGACAATCAGCGCCTGGACCTGCCTGAACCCGACAGGTGGCGTGATGACACCGCCCACAGAGGTGCCAGCGACAAGCATCTGCTGTGGCGAAAGGCGCAAATCGTTATTCATCCGAGCTTCGGCGAGCTGAATGAAGTCTGGAATGACCGCCGTCAGGTCGGCACGCGCAAGGAACTACGCGACTTTCGATTGTAGGGTGGAAAAGTCGTTAATCATGCCTTAGACCTTGCCCTGCCAGATGCGGAAAGCGGCAAATTCCGAAGAATTCATGATCCGCTTGAGGTGCTCGGGGTTAACTTCGAACTCGTGCAGCGTGATGCCGTGTTCGTTGATGTACTTCTCGACGAAGACCATCGGCAGTCGCATGGCGTGCTTCATTTCGGCCGATCCCACAGCCCCAATGGACCGCAGATTGGCACACGACTCAAGCACCGGCTCAACATCCTGGACCCGGTTCTAGGTCATGTCGTCCCCGTCGAAGGAGACGCGTGTCTGGATCAGGCCCATTCGATGGGAACCACGTTGACCGTACCAGCGGCCGCGTCCTGAATGACGGCGAATACATCGTAGTTCTAAACGTTGATAATGACGGCATCACCGGGCATGAGCAGCAGATCGTTGGCGGTAGCTACCGCCGTCGTCTTGTTGAACCGGATGTGTGCGGCGACCGTAGCGGCCACGCGGACGTACTTGGCAACCACGCCCGCCGAATTGACCGGGATAGGTGTCTGTGCCGTCGTTGCACCGGATGCCACGGTGATTCCTGGCATATCGATGTTGAGGCACGTAATGGTGGACTTGAAGGACATTCGTTACTCCCAAGGGAAGGCCCCCTTTCGGGGGGCCAACCACATTGCAGTGGATCAGGTGAGGTCGCGAATGACCGCGTGCGCGTCCTTGTTGTCCATCTGGAGGCCAAACTCCCAGGTGATCAACATCTTCTCCGCATCGCCCGTCTTCGCCAGCGGCTTTGCCTCGACGTTACGCAGCGTCTTGAAGCTGACGTGATCGTAGTCGAGCAGGTAGGCCGCAGCGTCGATGAAACGATCCGGAACCACCTTCAGCGAACCGAAGTCGGTCACGTACACGTCATACGCGGCGTGGAGCTTGTTGCTGTCGGCCTGTTCGAAGCGGGTGGCGTTGCCCGTGAAGCTGGAAACGATCACCTTATCGGACGGACGGACGAGCAACTGGGTCGGAGCGCCACCGGCCGTGTAGGCCGTCTGCATCGCCGACTTGACCAGTGCCTCAGACAGCGCACGAGCCGTACCGGCAACCGGAGCCGTGTTGGTGGACGGGACGGGGAACACGCCAGCACCGGCGCCCACGGAACCCTGCGTGATCCAGCCAGCAAGACCACGCGTCTGACGTGCAACGGTCGTTGAGCCAGCGTTGAACGTGGTGTTCTGGACCAGACCCGTCTCGGCGTCGCGCTTCAGCTCCTTGAGCTTCTTCGACTTCTGGTAGGCGATTTCCGACTTACGGCCCGCCTTGTCCACCACTTCCTCAGTATCGGAAATGATGAAGTTCTTGGTCGAGACCTGGCAGTAGTTGCCCCAGCGGGTGGACGGAGTGACAGCCGTGAAGCTGGCAACGTCATCGCCTTCAAGCTGGGAGTTGTTGGCCGCAGCCGCCAGCGCATCGGTCTGCCATTCGAAGAAGCGGGCCGATGCCTTGCCCTTCTTGACTGCCGAGTAGAACGGGGTGTCCGTCGGCGAGATCATATCGATCACGTCCGACAGGTCTTCACGCTAGCCGATGGCGGTGTACGTGGTAAAGGTATTGGCAACAATCGTCACTTAGCTATCCTCGTTATTTAGAGCGGGCCAGCAGGTAGGCCGCTACATCATCGACATTGCCGGTGCGCTTGGCGCGCTTGGCTAGGTCGTCGGCCCGTTTCTGTGCTGGCGTGTTTGTGGGGGTGTTGGCATTGCCTGCCTGGACCGCCTTGGGCGGGGTTTTGGCCTGCACTACCTGTTTCTGCTTAACTGCCTGTGCGCGATCCCACATAGCTGCCTTGTGGGCAATCAGGACTGCGCGATGGTCGATGAGATCCTTCAGTTCTTCGGGGCTGTAACCGTTCGACACGAGAAAGTCAGCCACTTCGCGTTGTGCTGCTGCTCGCTTCGTCTGGTCACGCCACTCAGGCAACTTCTCCAGTAGCAATTCCTCGTTCTCGCGGAAAGATTCGCTGCGGGCTTTCTCCGCCTCGTTCTTCTTCATCTGCTCAATGGCCGAGTGGTGGTGCTGGATTTCGTTGAGGCGTGCCGATTTGGACGCCATTTCCTGCTGTTTTGCGACCCAAGCCGCTGGATCGCTCTGAGCTAGCTCGGCAAGTTTCGCTTGGTCCCCTACAAGCTCCTGATAGAGCACGCTACCCAGGACATTTAGCTGGTTGATACGGTTCTCGTATTCCTGCTTAACGAACTGGCGTTCTTGCGTGATCTGCGAGGTTAGCTGTGCAGCTTCCTGCGTCTTGCGGGTGTAATCCTGCTGCCGCATGTAGCCCTTGAAGGCTTCATCTGCGGTGACTTCCAGTTCCTCACCCTGGACGGTGATCTTTTTGCTCTTGGTCAGCCATTCGTCTTCCTTGGACTTGGCTGCGGCGGCTTCCTTTTCCTCCGGCGTGCTCCCGTCGTCGTCCTGCGCATCAGACTACTCCTGTTCCGTGGCATCTTCAGCCTCGGCCTCGGGTTCGTCAGTCGTTGCAGACGCCTCCTACTCGTCTTCGAGGTACTTCGGCTCCAGCCGCTTGAGAATTTCGTCTTCCGTCATGCCCTGCGAAGGTTCAATGGCGGTGTTATCGACTTCCCCAGTGGGATTGGTCATGGTGGTTCCTCGTTATGGTGAAATTGTGGTCCCGTTGTTGAGCAGGACCTTCCAGTTGCCTCTATCTACCGGAGCGCCTGAGTAGACCCCAGTCCACGTCTCCTGGCATTCGAACGGTACGGTGATGCGACACACGGTCAAGGGGCGCACAAGGCACTCAAGGCCGCTCAGAACGCTACAGAGCCCCGGCCAGTTGCTTGGGCCACGCGCATCTTCAGGGTGGCCTCGGCCATCTTCCCCGATTCGATCAGCGACGACAGGTGCGCTTGCACCCGTTCCGACGCCTTCAGCATCAGGTACAACTTTTCGCGGCCTTCCACGTCTCTTGCCGGGGACTTTGACCATCTTTCCTGCACCTCGTTAGCGAATGTGGCAAATGCTTCGGCCAGAAGGGGCTCGGCGAGCAGTTGAGCGGCCTTCTGACCGCGCTGAATCTCGGCTTCCATCAGGTCGGTCATTCGCGAGCCTCTTGGTAGTCGGCATCTGCGTCAGCCGTAGACGGGTCTTTCGCGCCCATGGTCTTGGCGGACAGGATCTTGGCCTCAGCGTTGATGCGGGCGATGCGCTCGGCAGAGGCAAGTTTCATTGCCTCGATACGCTCGGCCGACTCCATGCTCATCTGGGCCTTCTGCATCGTGAGCTGCGCCTCAATCTGGGCCTTTTCGCGGGCCAGTGCGAGATCACTCTGCGACTGCAACTGGTTGCGCTGGGCTTCAAGCTGGGTTTCCTGCTGCGACTGTTGCGCTTGGAACTCCTGCTTCATCCGCTCGACTTCTACGTCACCCTGCTGCTTGGCCTGCTGGAGCTGGCCCTGCTGCTGCAACTCGGCCTGCTTGGCCTGCGAGTCGGCCTGAATCTTGAGGATGGCCGGATCGGGCTTGTCCTGCTGCTGTGGGCCTTCTCCGGGAGTGAAGTACCGACCTACGTCCTTCTTGCCCATCGCAGCCAGGAGGTCCTCAAGGCTGCTGTAGGCGTTCTGTGGCTGCACGAGACCGTACTGTGCGGCTTGCTGCTGAATCTAGAGCAGCATCATCGCGTTCTGGATCTGCTTGGCCTTGCTCGACGTGCCGATGCCGATAGACACAGACATCGAGTAGTTGTTCTTCCACGCCCGGGGATCGACGGCCATCCAGTTGCCGTTGACCTTGATCTGGGCCTCGCGGTCCTGATACTGGGTCGCGTTCTTGAGCAGCAGGCGGTACACCCGGCTGATGAACGTCTCGGCGATGACGCGGGCGATCAGTTCAAGGCGCTGGTCAGCCTGGTCCTGAAGGGTTGCGACGCCCTCGGAGCCGATCTGCGACTTGGAAAGTTCCTCGCCAACAAGGCCCTGCGAGAACTGCTTGATGCCGGTGCGGTTGTCTCGCACGCTATCGAAGTAGTTGATTCCAGCCTGAGCGTTCGGGCCGATATCGGTCGTGGTCAGTTCGCGGATGGCGTCCGGATTATCGGCACGGATAATGCCGCCAGGTCGCGGGTTGAGCAGATCGTCGAGGTTCACCTGACCAGCTACCACGATCTTCTGGGGGTTGTTCGCCAGGTACAGGTTGTCGAGGTACTGACGGGTCACGGCGGTCTTGATCCGCTGGATGTCCTCGGTCAGATCCCACATGCTCAGGCCAATGAGCTTGTACGGCATGAGGTTGGGGCAGCACAGGGCAAACTCGTGGTCGTCAACGATCTCGTTTTCGAAGATGACCGTGCCGGCCTTGACGATGCGACGATACTCGGCAATGCCGTCGCCATCTGCGTCCACCCGGATGTACACGAGCTGTAGGGTTACGACTCGCTGGCTCGGATCCGGGGAATCGTCATCCTCGGACACCGTGAAGCTGCCATCGTAGGATTCGCGCTCCATGCGCTCGCCGTACGTGTCGCCCTCGTCGTCGCCCGTGGGAATCTCGGCAACTTTGTCCGGGTCGTAGCCCATCGAGATCAGATCGGATACGGTGCGTTCGGTGTTCTAGCCGACGCAGCGAAGCTTCTCGATATCTCGGCTGTCCTTGCTGAACCACATTTCTTCGGGCGGTACGCCCTCAACCACGATGTTGTGCTGCTTGGTCTTGCGCTTGGCCGTGACGTTGAACGTCGGCTGAGGCGGAGTGCCATCAGGGCCCGGCATGGCCTGCACGGGAACCTGCTCGACGATCTCCACATTCTCGTCAACGGCAAGCGCCTGGACATCCTGTTCCGACAGGTACTCGTAGTGTTCCTCGCGCTCGTCCCACGCTTCTTCGCAGTAGACCTTGACCACACCCATGCGGGAGATAAGGGCCGACTTAATGGCGTCGTGCAGGACCGTAAAGCCCTGGTTCTTGCGAAACAGCATCCAACCGCAGTATTCCGTGGCATCGTTGGCGTTCTTCTCGTCCTCGGGGCCTTCTGCCTCAAAACGGATCACATCGTCAGCCCCGCAGAACATCCGCATGAGCGAAGGCATGGCGGACTCGACGACTTCCAGCAGATCCTTGCTGACGACCTTGGACCGGCCATCCACGTCAGGAGGGGTCAGCTCATGCGTCGCCTCGCCCAGGTAGTACGCCATAGCCCGCGTACGGTCAGACGACAGCTAGTCCGCGTAGCCGATGCCGTTCGCCCGCTCGTGGTCGATGAGGGCGCAAAGCTCGCCGTCCGTCATCTTCTTGGATTTCTCTGCCATTAAGCGGTCGCCAGTGTCTTGTAAGTCAGTTTGCCGCCCCAGTCCTCGTTAGAGAGCTTCGGGGCGACGACGTGTAGGTAGCGGAACGCATCGGCACCGTGGCTGAACTGGTCGTGCAGTGGAGCGCCAGGCTCGCCAGTGGATAGTGGCAGGGAGCGCCTGTAACGCTTCAGGCACTCGATCAGTGCCGCAGTCCTGACCTTGTCGAAGTAGACCTGGCCGAACTGCCTACGGGCCAACCTGATGCCTTCCTCAATACCAAGCTTGGGTACGATCTACACCTTCCAGCCAAGCTCCTGCATGATCTCCTGCGAGGACTTTCCGGTCTTGAAGTCCCGGTTCTCGCCATCGTGCGGAAGCCAGATCGTGCCCCAGTTGTGCTTGCGGGTCTTCAGTTCCGTCGAGTACCAGTCAAGCGTCTTGTGGTTGCCCTCAACGTACTCGATGACGCGAAGCTGGCTAAGGTGCTTCTGGACGAGGATCAGCGTCATCTGGTCGTTCCAGCCAAGGTCGAATACCACATGGACCTTCAGGGACGGATCGTATGGCACGTCGCAGATACGGCTAGGCGTGGCCTCCTTTGCACTGGCTATCTCGTCGGCGTAGATCGCACCAGATACGGCAGGCAGACATACGCCTTCCCATGTGTGGTCGTACTCGGCCTTGGTCAGCATTTCCTTGTCGCGAAGCCGCTCGGCCTCAAGGATGCCGTTGAACCACGGATTATCCGAGTAGTTCATCTTCACGACGAACGAGTCTTCGGGAGCGTTCTCCACGAAGCGTACGTACGTCGGATCGGTGTCCAGTTCCGGATTGAACGTGATCCAGACTTCGGACCCATCCTTTCGGATGGTCGGGATCAGGATCTTCCAACTCCGCTCCGTGATCGCCTGGGCTTCCTCGCACCACACGATGTCCACACCCTCATAGGACTTCACGGACTCGGCGGTCTGGTCACTCAGGCCGGCAAAGGTGATCTCCGTGCCATTCAGGCCCTTGATGACCGTCGCCTGCACCTCGTAGAACGCGCCAAGGCCCATAGAGGCTATCTGGTCGCCTAGGAGCTTGTGTACGGAATCCTTGATGGACTTCTGGATTTCCCGTGTGCAGAGGATCCGCAACGGCCGCTCAGCGCCCTACAGGAGCAATGCGCGGGCGTAACCCCAAGACTTGCCGGAGCCTCGCCCGCCATATGCCACCTTGTAGCGATGGGCATCGAACAGGCCGCGTAGCTTGGCGGGGAACTCGATGTTACTCACCCTTGGCCTCAGCATCGACGAACGAGACGCTAAGGCTGGTGGTGATGGGATTGCTAGGGTCGCCGGCCAACTGCAACGGAAGCAGCTTCGGGTAGATCGTCACCCAGAAAGCCTTTTCATTCTACGAGTCTTCCTTGACCCAAGCCAACATACGGTCGCAGCCGCCAAGGCCGGCCGCTACATCAGCGATCATTTCCTTAGCGGCCATGGGAACTTTGTTCTCTGCAAGCGGCGGTCTACCCGCGCCTGGACGCGTACCTCCGCGTGCCATCTGATTTCCTTTGATTGTTTGATATTAATCAAACGCCCGTTCAATTCTGAGGGGCGTTCACGATGCGTGAACAGCGAACGTTAGTTGGCTTCGGTCAGGGACTTGTCTCATCACCTGGCCACCAGTCGTAGCTAACCTCACGCTTGCTCACCGGATCCCAGTAGATCACCGAGATCTTGCCCTATCCTTCGCCGTCTTCCCGGTCCGTGCTGGACGAGGCAGCGGCTTGCGCCACAGGTTCGTGTGACGATTCACTAGCATTTCCATGTGTTACCTCGTGTGTGGCGGGGGAGTCCAGAGACGATCTGGAACCTTCTGGGTTAGAGCCAGAAATGCTGCCGGTTACACCACTCCCCACTAAACCTTCCAACCGCAAGCTATCCACGTAGTTCTTCTCGCGGACACTTGCGTAGTAATCCTTCTTGGCCGCAAACACTCGATCCCAGTTATCCGAGAACGTCTGCTCATCCACACTCAGCGGACGACGGTCATCGCCCTTGCCGCTCATGCAGAGGGCGAGAAGTTCGCGTTGAGGTAGTAGGCCAGCGCATCCCACGTTTCGAAGCTGACGGACTGCGACACCGGAGAGGTCGGAGTCTCGATGATGGCGAAGCCGTTCATCGTGCGGCAGACCACTACGCTGTCGTTGTGGATCCAAGTGGGGATACCGGTCATTCTGTGTCCTTGTGGGTTGATTTCTGCCAGCCGCATATCTCTGCGCCTGTACGGTCATGCGAAAGGATCTGTTTGGCAGTGCCGTCCGTCAGTGAGTCATCGGGCGACACGAGAATTGGGCGGGCCCACGAACACCCGTCAACGGGGCCGGGACCAGTCGCGCAGCAGCTCAGAAGCGGCACTACCATCAGGGGCAGTAGCTACAGGAGTAGTAGGGGCCTCGGGGAGCGCGCTGACTTGACCATCTACCTTCTCCCGAACCTTCTTGTTCTTCTTAACAACCTTCTCGGTCTTCTGAGCCTGAGCCTGTCGCTCGCTGGTCACCGCTGAGTGGTGAACCCACAGCAGGCTGGACAGCCACAGCGCGAGTATGCCCCCAGTGATCCATAGCCATCGCTGCATCGTCTTCCGCCTCACAGTCACAGGGTCCGGGCTGTCTAGCCGGTGCCACGCTGGTGCTGCATGTGTTCGTGTGGGTGGCTTTCCCGCTGGCCTGAATGTATGCCCAAGCGAGCCGTTCGTTTAGCCACTCACGAGGGTCAATCATCGCCAGGGCCGAAGTACATGCGGAGGGTGATTACGCCCGCCGCTACGATCAGTCCTAGGGTTATCCAGTTACTGATGGTCTGTGCCATAGCCAACGTCTCGGTACTGCTCGGCGGTGAACTTAAAGGGGATCGAGCCCATGAGCTTGAACTGGGTGTCGTTGTAGTTGATGACTACCGCGTAGCTCGTCACCCCAACGACCTGACCGGACAGGTTGAAAATTCCTGAGCCGCTATCCCCGTAGAACCCGTTGACATCGTAGATCGTCGTAACGACCCCTTCCTTCTCGTCGTATCCGGCCACATGGCCTTCGCGATAGAGGAAGTTCAGGAACGCCGGCTGGCCCCAGAGGAAGATGAAATCGCCAGGCTTAGGCGACTCCCCCAACTTGGCCCACGAGGTGAACGTGGTATCCACGACCAGCATCGTGTGGTCGTTACCATCCTCGATCTGCTGCTAGACCTTGACGTCCTTACCGTTGACCGTCAGCGCCTTCATCCCTACGAAGCAATGTGTCGCCGACAGGATCAGGTGCGGGCCAATGGCCGTACCGCTACACACCCCGTTACCGTCCATTTCCAACCGGAGGGCTACTGCTCGACTTCGACTGAGCAGATCGTCTCGCGGTGAATGCGTCGCGCACCCTACCGTGGCCAAGATTGCGACGAGGTAGACCAGTGCGCGAGTTTTCATCTTACGGCCTCAACCCGGTGAATCCGGGGACTTCTTGGTGGCCACCGCTTCTGCGACATTCGCTGAGAAGTAAAGGCCGAGTACCCATGTGGTGTAGGTCACCCACTGGGCGGAATCGATTTGATGGAAGACAAGGAGGGCGAGGGCGATGAGGTACGCACCTACAGCCATCTTCAACTTGCTTCGAATGAACCAGTCAGTCATGACATACACAGCCGGTACTCGGCATTGCGCCTGTTTACCAACCCCTGAATCTTATGGCCGCCTGCATAAACCCACATAAGCAGGGCCTTGCAGGATCCGGCACGATCACCCTCGTTCGCTTTACGGGCCATCGTGGAGCCGCAGAAGGCGGTCACCCCAATGTTGAACGTGGTACTTGTGAATGCTGCGGCTTGGTTAACCGCCAGTTTTGATGATGGAACGCATGACAGGACTCCCTCGGCTGCAATCTACAAGTCGCGCTTGAACCACAAGTCACATTGGTACTGGCTGTAGACCCTGCCCAGTACCACCTCTGGCCCCGTATGCCCGGTGCAGGCCGTCGTGACCCCCACAACATCCTGATAGCCCACATAGACCGTACCCTCCCATGGCTGGGTGAAGGCTGCTGCTGCGGCTACTACGGCGGCCAGGAACGCAGCGGCTAGCTTAGGACTCCGTAACGTCATTCTTCTTCGCCTGCCAAGCCTTGTACCAGCGCCACAACTTCTCGCAGATCATCAGGCATGTGTACGCCGACGCCACGACGTACGAAAACGTATCCCACTACCAGCCCATCAATGAGGTCCCAATGAACCCTGCTACGGGCGTTGCCTTGATCGCGTCAGCGATATGCTCGGTCTGCATCGCTGATGCTTCCCCTGTTAGTTAGACGGCGAAGGAGCGCACTGCTCCCCCGGTGAACGGATCGAACTTGGCGGCGACTCTCACGGCCTCAGCCGGGGACTTGCCGCAGGCCATCGCGGCCATCGCGTATTTAGCACCCGAACCGATGGCGAAGGACTTCGCTACCTCGTACGGGATCATCTTGTCGGCCTCCAGGCAGTAGACCTTGGACCGACCGACCAGCAGGTAGCACCCACCGTCATCATCCTCAGGGCCACACACCGGGGAGAACTCGCCGGCTACCACCTGTCCGTATGCGACCGGGACGTAATCGAGGCGACCCGCAGCGCAGAAGATCCACCCTGCATACGGGCCACTCTCGACTCGGCGAACCTTTACGTTGCCGTGAAACTTGAAATTGCCCGTGATCTGGCTGTCGGCGGCCACCGTACCTTTGCTGACTGCGATGGTCGTGATGACAGCGATCCTCAGTAAATAACCTTTAATAACGACCCGGCTTATTAAAGCTTAGGGCCGGATTCTTTAATAACGATGTGCGCTTCGTGGTACGTAAAGCCGGTTATGGCATCAGGTAGCGGACATTTACTAGGCTGCTCGTGCCAGGGAGAACCGCTCAGAGGCGCGCTTGTAGTTCCTGCGCAGGTAGCTTCCCAGCGTCCGCCCCGTATGCTTGTGGCATAAATGCTCTAGCGTGATCGGCATCTCCGAGAAGTCGCCGCGCTTGACCTCGTTGAGCACCACGCAACCCCGGAAATGGGTATTCGCGTTGCCCCGATATTCCTCGTCCACCAAGTAGCAGCTACCGGCGACAATCCCTCGAATCACCCGCCCCGTGGCGTACTGCTTGGTTCCGATGTCGTAGCCCTGAACGTGCCCCATGACATAGGGCGTACCGATGGCGTTGAGCTTGTATGCCGCCGTTCCACCAATGGGCTTGCTAGTCAGTGGTTGCGCGAAGTAGTGCGCGAAGCTAACCCCCTCAATCTCGATCACGCCAGGCGTTGACCCGAGGTAATCGACACGTTCCCATCCGAGCGATCGATCATTGAAATTGTGGTATCCGAGCGTGCCAGCAAGCTTAGGATCGGCGTCTACAACTCGTTGAATTCTTTGCTCATGATTGCCGGTAAGGATGATTTTCCGCTCGGGACGGAAGCCACCCATGGCCTCGTGGAGCTTGCTCAGGGCGTCGTTGCCTGCCTCGATGTCTTCCGCATACCGCACACCTTCGCGACCAATCGATCCCGGCTGGGCCCATGTAGACATGCTGGGCATGTCGTAATGGTCGCCCAAGTGGACCAAATAGTCCGGGGCGTATTCCTTGATGGCCTTACCGATCCACACAAGGTGGTCAGTCGGGTCGCCAGGACGTACCTGAGTGTCTGGAATGACGAATATGCGCTTGCCTAGACGAGCCATATCAGTCCTCCCGATCGGCAAGCGGCATGGCATAGCCAGCGCTCGGCGTGTGATCGTGCTCAGCCTTAACCAGCTCGTGCAGCATCCCGTCAACGTTGAACTTGAGGGCGCAGAGGTTCTCTTTGAGTCCTGCCAGCGTCGAAACCCCACGGTGCTCGGACCAGACATCGAAGAAGTGGCGCCACATGGACTTCATGTAGGCATCGAGAGGGATCCCCCGCTGCCAGTTATCTGAGTCGCGGACCTTGCCGTCAGCATGATGGCGGTGCCGGTCCATGTACTCGCCGAACGCCTTCAGGGCATACGGGCTGAGGAAGCCGTCGAAGTCGATCTTCCCAGCATCCGTATCGCGGGTTGCGCCGGTGTCGAACTGGCGAATGGAGGCGTTTGCCTGAAGCTGCTCAGAGTAGCGGGCATTGTCCACATACCTCTGCTGCATCCACTCGGGGAGTTCGCTCCGATCCTTTTCGGGATTTCCCTTTTGGTTAACCGTTGCACGAATCATGTCGCCCCCGAAGGCATTGAATTAGTTTGCTGGTTGAGCCATCCAGCGATCACTCGGCCCGCCGGCCTAGACCCCTTTCGCCTGAACTGCCATCAGGTAGCATCGATCCCCACGGCAGTGGTCACGCTCGACTAGGGTGCCGGTGCGATGAATCGGGCATCGCGGGCTGTACGCCACAACCGGCAAAAATGTCACTTTCGTGTGCGTCCCGGCCCGAAACCGGTGGAATAACGCCACTTCTGTAAGTCGGGATTTGCACCCGAAGCCACCGACCGAGACCGGATGGGCTGAAACTGGAGCGGGCCAGGAGAATCGAACTCCGCGTTCTGCGGCTTGGAAGGCCGTTGCGCGCCCTTTACGCTTGTTAACCCGCAATCTTGATATTCCTCTCAAGAATCAGCCGGTTCGCTGGAATCTTGAGGTATATGTCGGTTCCGCTTACCGGATGCGGAGGCATCCACCAATGCCGGCCTGTCCTTGCGACAGTAATCCCCGGCCTTTCTGGCTATGCGGCGACTGCCGTTCGATGAACGGGCCCACAGAGGCTTCCGGGAATCTCAGGCGTGTAATCCGCCCTCGACACCTAGGGTAGGGGTGGATTTCGACGTAGTCACAGTCAGCGCGGAAAATAATTCCCGGTCATAGACGCGTGACCTGCCTCAGCCCTACGTCTCGTCAGCTTAGACTGCTTCGGCTTATATCCCCTTGGCCTTACTGGTCGTTGTGCTGCCAGTGAGATTGCCTCTACTGGCACGTTCTCTAGGTCGTCCTATGCACGCAAATCCCCTGCCCCGGCATAGAACCACTCCCCCAAGCACTGATGCCTAATCAGGGCGGCATGAACGCACCGCTCGGCGACCTTTGATTCTTGAACGCTAGCTAGGCAGAAATACCTACACCTTCGTATCGGGAACGGGCAACCTGTCTAAATCTCTGAAATCCGGTGTGTTAGCCGACTACTCCGGCCAACCTTCATGTACCTGTTTCCACTGATATCAAAGCACTCGATTAGATAGACAACGGGGAACATACAGAACCTATATTTGCTAGAGGTAGGTTCAGGATAAAGCCGTATTTCGCACTGCCGGTAGTCCTCCTTCTGGCTGTTTATCCGGCGTTTATGCAGTCATGCGAGAGTCGCGAAGGGCGTAGTAATACTGGTGCCGCAACTCCACCGAATAGCACTCAAGCCCCTCGGCCATCAGCGCCCCAAGCTCCCCCCTGATCTTGGCGTAGATGGCATGGTGGATTCCCAGGCGGGCCTCAGCGTCCCAAGAGTTTTCCTCGTGGCGTCCGGTCAGCACAAACTCCAATGCATCGATTCCCGCCTGCGCAATCCAATCGTTCCTACGCCCCCTAGGAGCCACCACGGCCTGCCCGTTCGTCTTCCGGGTGCGGGTGTGCTGCCTAGCCATACCGATGGCCCACGCGGCTAGCTGGCGGTCGTAGACGGTGTCGCCACGCACTACCCTCGAATACAACTGCCATCCGGGGTAATGGGCATCAAACAACCTCGCCGTCCGGTTAGCCGCGTCGATACACGCATCGGACAGTTCCGGCATGGCAAATGCCTCGTCCGTGTCGCGGCCTAGGATGTCGTGGGTGGTCATACTGGCGTCCCCTTGTCCATTTTCGCAAAGGCGGCGCTTGCCTCGCCAAGTGTTCCCCGGCATTCGTCGTAGAATGTTGACCCTCTAGTCCACCAAAACATGAGCGGAAACCTAAGGCTAAGGTACTCGTATCCGAAAAGGCTCCACTTTCGAACACCGTATTTCCCATCACTGAACTTGACGATCTTCACGCCGCCTCCTTCATCTTCGTGTAGTTAACCGCCGTCTGTAGCTGCGCCCATGCCCAGTCAGGCGATATGCCGAGAAGTTCCAGAATGTTCCGCTCTTGACCGCCAGGGAGTTCGATCACCCCACGGACGGCGAGATCACTAGCCGGAATGTCCGCGTTGACGTACTTGCCACCACTCAGACCGAAGCCGAAGTAGTCATAGACGGCCCGCGAGTAGATGGCCCACAAGAATTCATGCTCACGAGTCCGCCAGTCCGACGACAGGTGGGGCGACGGACGCACGGTGATGACGCCATGGTTTTCATGACTGTCTGATTTCCGCTCGTGTGCCGGCGAAGCCGAGGCGATGTGGTACAGGGCGATCCGGAGTGTCTTGCTTAGATGCTGACTGTTCATCATCATGCCCTCGTGGAAATTGCGGTTAGTGCCACCCCGAGGGCTGACCATGCGTGTGACTTCACGCCGTAGGTCGGGCCGGGAGATTTCTTGTTGCCTACGGGCCCGACCATGGCGATAAGGCCATCGCGAACCTGTGGATCCTTCGCCTTACCAGTTCCGCAGACGTGCTTTTTCACAGCCATGCGGGGCACGAGCACCACCTCACTAGGTGTCGGCCACACCTGAGTCATGCGGCCAATCCAGACACAGGTATCAAACGTTTCCTGCCCAACCGCTACGCCGTAGTTCACGATCTTCTCAATCGCCAGGAGGTCTGCATCCGTCGAGCGGATAAGGTCGAGGATGTCTTCATTCGCAGCCACACCAGCGGACAACACGCCGCCTCCATGGACGTAGTGCGCGTAACCCGACTCGTGGGTTCCGGGATCGATACCGAGCACTGAGGTGGTCATACCTTCTCCCGAAGGTGCTCGGGCGCCCAGATGCACTCGGACCACTCGATCTTGTCGTAGGAATCCGTCGCCGGCTCTAACTGATCCGAGTTAGGGGCGAAGAATCCAATATTTCCATCGCGCGTCGTCGGTGACTTCGGCGAACCCCAGCAGTCCGGGGCGACCATCCAATCGGATGTACCATCCAGTCCGCCATCACTGGCCTTATCCGTAATGGTCCCGACTTCGCCTGCCAGTTCAGGAAAGTGCGTGGACCACTTGATGCGCACTCGGCATCCCACGTAGAGCTTAGCCATGGTCAGTGCCTCGTCACGGTGGCTGAGGCCCATCCCTGGCATTTCGTCCCGATCAATCGGCCATAAGCCTGCCGGGAATCCTCAAGCTGGACCTGTGTTCGCCCAAGCTCGGCCTCGTAGTCAATGCGATCATCCCGCTCGTTCTCGTAAAGTTCCTGATAGTTCTCGCAGCGCTCTTTCCAGTAGCGATACTTGAAGTCAGAACGAACCCATGCACCTGCCCCGATGAGGGCGACAATCAAAACTAGAATCACCATTTCAGTACCCTCTCGTTGGCAAGGAGAGCGATCGTTCGTAGGACGCCCTCGTAGAACCACCGACGTACGTCCTCGGTGGCAAGAAGTTGTGTTCGGCGGTCGCATTCCGCGTGGCAGTCGCTGCACCCGTATGCGCCAAGGATGTCAGGAGCCTTCTGCCCTGCCCCAGTGATCCCGGCGAGGCGTACGTGGCAGAGCACGACAGTCTCCGGGTTGTGGTTACACACCGTAGGCAAGCGGATTAGGCACTCACGACCCCTCGCGGCTTTGCGTAGGTCGGCCATATCAGTCACGCACCAGTTCGTTGAGGCAGAAGAAAGCGCAGGCCCACCCGTATTGCCCGACAAGAACCAGAACAATGGCAATCCACTTAAGCATCACGTCACCTCGTTGGGATCGCAGACGTAGATACCGATCTCGGCCATGCGGCGCTGGATCTCGGCTACGTAGTTGAGAAATTCGGCCTTGCTCATACGGGAGCTACGGCGGACGGGACGCAGGCGCTTACGTCCAAACCCTTCGACTGTCTCCCATCCGTAGATTTCGCCGAGGAAATATCCGTGCAGGTCTTCGGCGTTCCATCCGTCGAGCTGACCGCTTGCCAGGATGTCGGGGTATGCACTACCCCAGAGGAACCGGTTCTGTGCGCTGCTACGGGTGTCGGCGTACTCCTTCACCTCGACCTTGACCCGCTTGCCCGGAAGCGCTGCCAGCAACACGGCAGCTAGGCGGCTGATATCCGACTCCCTGTCGGTTGCTGGCAGGACGGCGATCAACGGAAGCCACCACCAGCCAGAAGGTACGCGACGAGGTAAACGGTCCAGAGGATGGCTAAGATGAGCACGACCACCATCGCCTGTAGAAACGCCAGGGGGTGCGTTCCGAAGTACACCGCTGCAAAACAGAAAGTGATCACAGATGCTGCAGCGATCAGATGTGCCTTCATCAGTGAGCCACCTCGTAGGTGACCGAGTGAACCTTAGCGATCCGTTCGCCCTTCTGCGGGTTGGCAAACTCACGGGCCCATTCGCGGGTATTGGCAAACGTGACGACCTTACGAGTCTTCTTGTCCACAACGCACCAGCCGGGCACGTCGGTCAGGATGGCATCGACGTAATCTCCGGTCCGGAGGGTGGTTTCTTCGTAGACACTACTCATGACCATTTCCTCAGACAGTGACGCGGTTGTGGGTTTCGGAGACTGCACGGGCAAAGGCAGATGCCTTCGTATTCAGCGTGATGAGTCGTTCGTGTAGAGGCGACTGGCCTGCCTCCCGAGACGAGGCGCCCGACTCATTGGTATCGCTCGGGCTCGTCAGCACCGGGGACAGACGCTGAAGGAGAGTCAGAAACTCTTGATATGTCGTCTCAAGCCTCTTATCGAGAGACTCGATCTGTTCGTATATCGGGCTGACCACCTGGGCCGCTGCATCGCCAACGTAATTCGCTTCGCTTGTGTAGTTGTTCATTTGCGCCTCTTGTTCATCAGGGTTGAGGTACGTTCAAACTGGTCGTGCATCGCTACTAGTCGGTCGCCGTCCAGGCTGTTGGATTGGTCCGGTCGCTTCCCGATGGATCGTCCGTTTTCTTCTGCGTAGATCAGCTTTGGATCGAACTCCGCGAACTGGTCCATTAGCTCGGCGGCGTAGGGGAACTGCTCGCGGTTACGAGTCCGGGCGGCCTCCCGCTTGGCGATTTGCGAAGCCGCCAAAGCTGCGACTCGTTCGACGGGGCTCAGGGGCTGGCTCAAAGGGAAGTTCCTCGCAATCGGCGAAGTGCATTTGGTTCAGGTGGGTGCGTAGCGGCTCCATGCCCGTCTCGTCTTCCCGGTTCTTCGGGAAGCGGATTTCGGCGTAACCCTTCTGCGGGCTTTCCGGGTTGTAGTACTCATCCCGGTAGACCATCGCCACGACATCGGCGTCTTCCTCGATACCGCCAGACTCGCGAAGGTCAGACATCAGCGGACGCTTGTTCTGGCGTTCCTCGACTTTGCGATTCAACTGCACGAGGCAGACGGCTGGGATGTTCAGCGTCTTGCTTAGGTTGCGGATGCCCTTCGTGATGTTTCCGGTCTCAAGGTCCGGACGACCCTTGCCGGGAAGCTGGAACAGGCCAAGGTGGTCGGCGACCATCAGGGCTAGCGGATCCTGCATGTGGTGCTGCGTCGCCCTGGCAATGAACGACTCGCGGGTCTGTGCCGGCGTTTCGTCGATGATCAGGCCGGACTTGTTCAGCACCTCCGTTGCCGCCACGATCTTCATCCAGTCCGAATCCTGCAAAAGCTTCGGTCGGCGGATCAGGCCGTAGTCCACTTTGGACACGTAGGAGATAGCCCGCTCCATGAGCGCCTTCGCCGACATCTCCATGGTGGCGATGTAAACCCGCTTGCCAGACAAGGCCACGTTGACGGCGATCTGCATCGCCAGTGCGGTCTTGCCCATCGAGGGTCGGCCAGCGATGATCGTCAACGTCTGCGGATAGAGCCCACCAGTGCGCCGGTCGAAGTTGCCAATCCCTGTGGACAAGCCCATCGTCTGGCCCTCCATTTCGATCTTCGCCTGCATCGCATCCATGACTTCCGCCAAGACCTCTGGAGCGAGCTTGGCGGCCTTCGTATGCCTAGGCGCTACCTGTGCCAGGATCGCTTGCGCCTCGTTGAACGTAGGAGCTTCCAGGGCCATCCTGCGGCCTGCGGCGACTACCTTCCGGCGCTCACTGTCACTGCGCACCACTTCGGCGTATGCACGAGCGTTCGCAGCAGAGGCGGCGTTGTTCGTCACCTCCATGGCGTACGCGGCCATCTGGTTATCGTCAAACGACTCGCCCACCACGAACACGTCTACCGGCTGGGCGGCGTCGCAAAGTTCCTTCAGCTTCGCGAACAGTCGGGCGCAACGCTGGTCGCCGAAGTCCTCCACACCAACCACGTCCGCAACCTGCCAGTACGACGACGGGTCGAGGAAGATCGCGCCAATCACGGCCTGCTCGGATGCGCTCATGCGGCGTCCTCGGTCAGGTTCGCAACGTCCCCGATTGAGGGCCTCATTTTTTCTTCGCCCTGAATCTCGGCGATAGCGGCGTCCATGATGTCGGCGAAGCGTTCTTCGGCGATCAGACACAGGAGGTGCTGTTTCCAGGCAGGGTTCTTCGGGTTAGCGGTGTCGCCCCGAAGCCAAGCGTCCAGAGAGCATTGTTCGAAGTAGCCAGTCCAGAACTGGGCGGGGTCGTAGTCCCATCCTTGCTGAGTGCAAACCTTCCGGGCCATAGCCTCAGCCTCACTCACTCGCTTGAGCCGCTTGTCGGTTAGGACAGCGATGCGCTTACACCGGGGAAGAATCTCGTGATAAGCCGCCAGGATCGTTTCGACCGTTTCATTGGTCGGAACCAAAGAGGCTTTTGCTTTTTTAATGGCTAATGGCTTATGGCTAATGGCTAAGGTTTCTTCTGGGTTACGTTTGGGTTCCTGTCTGGGTTTCGTTTCGGAAACCGTCTGGGTTATTTCTGGGTTACCGTCTGGGTTTTCTTTGGGTTTCTTTGGGGGCCTGCCACCGAGCTTCCCGTTCTCTCGGTTTAGGTCGGCCTTAGCCTGGTATTCGTTCAATTCCTCATCCGCCCGTTTGCTGCGATACACGTCGCCGTGGAGGACAAAGAACTCAGTCAGGACGAAATCGACCGCCGATACCTCATCTTCGGATCGGGCATGGGTGACACGCATAGCATCGCTGCGGCTGATGGGCCGCTCGGTTGCGTAGTAGCGGTCAAGGATCAGTGTGTAGGCGCCATGCTCCATGAGGGAGAGATGGCTGGCATCCTTCGTGTAGTCGCCTACATGGCGTTTGTAGTAGTTCATACGAGAACTGCCTCGTGCCCGGCGATATCTGTTCGCGAGGCCCTGGCTAGGTGCGCGATAGCGGATTCAATGACCACCCGCGCCTCGGAATCCTCTCCGACAACATGCGCCGCGATAGCGAATTCGTCAGCCGCGTCCACATAGCCAAGCTTCCACACATGCTCGTGGACCCGGTTGAAGTCGTCGTCCGTGATGACGCGATCCAAGTCGAAGTCACGGAGGATGTACTCGGTGGTCCTGATCCCCTTTTCCTTGAAGTGCCAGATCGCGTCGCGATACTCCATGAGAAGAGACTCATTCGCCCGAAGTTGGACCTCCAGATAGCTGATGCGCTGGAGAAGCGGGTCATGGAAATTCGCAGCTTTCCCGTGGTTGCATTCAGCACAGGCAGTCGTGAGGTTTGACATATCGTCCTCACCGCCCTTAGCTACCGGCACAATGTGGTCAACGTGCAGTCGGACTTCAGGAGCCTTAGCACCGCAATACTGGCAAGCGAAGCCATCGCGCTTAAAGACCTCAAAGCGGAGCTTCTTTGACATTGGCTTGCGAAGGGTCATCGACGGTCTCTTGATGCAGTGTTGACGTTCTGTGTGGTTCGATTACGGACGCTAGGAAAGATTCGTCCCGTGGATCAGCCCGTAGATTTCGGCGGTCCTCGCAACTGCCTATTGAGGGCCTGTAGAGGCACCACGTTGTTTCGTACCTCGGGCAGCTTGTAGCGAGCCGCTACGGCTACCTCTGCCGCATGTGCGGCGAATTCCTCTATCGACATCCCTGCCCTACTCGCCGCCTCGGTAAGTACCGAGAGCTGGTGATTGGTCAGGTCGCATGTGATTACGGGCATGTGGCCCTCCCCAGGGACTCCCTAGACACTTCAAGCCGCACGCGCTTCGTCGTTACTCTTCGCCAGCAGTTCGACGCCAGCCATAAGAAGCTCACGAGCGAACGCAGCGGGCTGTCGCTTGTTGATTCGGGCAAGGGCTTCAATGACGGCGTATTCCTCGTCGTTGAGGCGAACCTTGATCGGGTTATCCCTTACATGCGTCGGATCGGCGTACATCGGTGGTTCCTTTCAGGACTCGTTTTGGGTAAGTCAGGTTTCGGTGCCGGGCTTCGCAGCCCGGTCGATAAAGAAGTCGCGACAAGTAAGTAGGATTCCTCTTTCCTCGGCGAGCTTCACAAGGCCCATAAATGGGAGAGCGCCGGGGAATCTCCGTCCGTCTTCGTACATGGCAACGGCGTGAGACGTGACGCCGATGGTCAAGGCGATCTGTTTGCGGGTCAGCCCGCTGTCGAGCAGCTTTTGAATTGCCTTCATGTGCCAAGCGTAACTCATGGTTACGGCTAGCGCAACTGCCAGTTACGCCCTGATTTGTAACTCTTAGTTACAATTAAGGCCCGTCTCAACACCTGCAACGGCACAATGTTTGTATGACTACGAAGTGGTACGACCGGGCAAACGCCCTTCTTGGAAAGCTGGATATTTCCCGGGTTACCGTGGGGGAGGCGATTGGGCAGAGCGCCCAGTCGGCCTCGATGAAACTGGCCGGTAAGAGGCCAACAACCGTAGAAGAAATCGCTGTGATAGCGAGGCTGGTGAACGTGAGCGTTGCCGAACTGGTAGCCGATGACGAGGGATTCGTCCGGAGCCTTGACGAGGAAGAACTACTTAAGCTGTTCAGGCTGTTGAATACGGACCAACGTACTTCGATCCTGAATATGATGCGTAGTTTTGTGGGGAATTCACCCAACTAGATGGAGGTGGGTCGTGAGTAAGGTAGCGATAGCGATACTTGTAGCCGTGGGCCTTACAGGCTGTGCCGCTGCACACAAGACGGTGATGCCTGATGGGAGAGCGGGCCTGTCCATCAACTGTTCGGGGGCCGCAATGTCCTGGAATCAGTGCTATGAGAAAGCCGGTGATAAGTGCCCAAACGGCTACGACATCATCAGCAAGGACGGTGATGGCGGGAACGGGATGGCTGGTGGCTCCGGTCGTGGTTTTTTTGGCGCATCTGGTAGCAGCCGGGCGATGATGGTCGCCTGCAAGGCGTAAACCCGACACCACGAGAAATCAACTCAGTGTGAATTTAGCCCGCCTAGAGCGGGCTTTTTCTTGCCTAGGAAAAATTCTTAGAAGAAAGATCGAAACTCCCTGTTGCGCACGCCGTAACTGCGTGTTACGCTTTATCAACGGTCGAAACAGACCGCTACGCAACGGGAGACTCCAGATGATCCGCTACCACTACTTCCCGAGCCAGGTCGAGGCCAACGAGTTTCTTGCCTCCCTGCGCGCCAATGGTGGTCTTGGCTACAGCCTGGGCCGTGTCTGCAACGACTACGAAGTCCGGGAGATTGTGTGATGACCCTCATCACCGGTCACGAAATCTTCGACCCCGCGATTGAGTACGTCGTCGAAGCCAACGCTTCCGCTGCTCGAAAGTGGGCAGACGAGAACGCACAGAAGAACGCGACGCTTCGTCTGCTGGAGACGGCCAAGGTCATCCGCGACTCGATGTCCGTGGCAGATCAGCCATCCCTCCATGCTCGGCTTCGCAGTGATATCGAGGGACTCATCCGACTCGGTTTGGAGACCACGCCATGAGCGCACAAGTGAACGTCGAGAAGGTTTCCACCTACTGCATCTGGACGAAGACGGGCCATCGTCCGACTGCATTCCACAATTCTCTCGCGATAGCCAATGCCGAGGCTAATCGCCTAGCACTGAAGAATCCCGGCAAGAAATTCATTGTCATGCGGATGATGCGGAAGTTCGGAGCAGTCGTCGCCACAGATGCACAGACTACGGAGGCTTGAGTCATGAGCGCACAGATCATTCCCTTCCCCCGTTCGACCTTGCGCATCTGCCGCATGAACAACGGAACGATGGAGTACCGGACGATTCCTGGCATCTGGACCGATTGCCCGCGTGGCTGGTCGGTGGTGTGCAAAAGGGTCAACGACCACAAGGGGTGGGTGGCATGAGTCTCGAAATGAAACATCGCGAAATGATCGCCACAGTCAACAACTCAAGCACAGAGCGAGAGCACGACCTCGCATGGGAAGCACTTCGTGCTTGGCGGATGGGCGTTGGTGATGCCAATGGCTGGTTCGAAGACGGCGGATGGATGAATGCCATGTACTGGCAAGACGCCGATCTACATCACGAAGGAGCCGACTCCGAACGCCCGATGTGCATCGGCGTCTTCCTAGACTGGAGGCCTTCCGCATGAATCGTGAAGAAACCATTGCAGCGATTGCCGTTATGCAGGCTTTCGTGGATGGAAGGGTGATCGAATGCCAAAACGGAAAGGACGGCCATTGGTGGTCCATAAGCCCCGATTCTGATGGATGGAAGATGGCATGGGATTTTTCTTGCAACAACTACCGTATCAAGCCCGAACCTCTTGTTCGATATGCCCTCGTTGACCATGAGGGCCGGATGGGGCCTGGGATCTATACGGAAGCGGACGCTCTATCCGCTGTTCGTGCGCGGAATCACTGGGTGTCCATGAAGAAGTTTATCGAGGTGTTGCCATGAGCGCCCAACCCGACTACGCAAGCTGGGCCGTCGCTCAGTACCTAGAGCAGCAGGCCGACGCCGAGGCGGCACAGGATCGCCTCAACAAGCAGATCGCCACGGAACTTCGCAGCCGCGAGACGTGGGAACTGGGGATGTCCGAGGCCAGCATCGAACATCCGGGTCGTCCCAATCCGATCCTCGACGCGCTGATCTCCGGCGACGAACTGGAAGCGGGCCGACTGATTCGGAACTACATCACCACGGTCTATGCGAAAGACCAGGCCGAGGTTTCCATCCACCGACAGGACGAGGACGCGGCCAATGACTTCGCTATCGGTTAGCTACTGGAAGGGTCCGGCTAAGGCTTGCGGTATCGCGCTGGCAATTGACCTCGCTGTCTATCTCATTCTTCATCACTTCGGATAATCCCATGAATCAGCAAGCCGTAAATCCCGCTGTGAACCTTGAAGTCGCCAAGAAGGTTCTGGCTGTCGTTAACGCTGGCCTTGTCTCGGGAATGGGCGAGCCGACCCCCGGCAAGATGTGCGTTGAAGCAGCCGTGTGCTACGCCATGGACTTGCCGCATTCGGACCGTCCGTCGTGTGTTGGTGATGCGGTCCGTGCATTCAAGATTCGCCTAAACGATTCCAAGTGGAGCAACAATGCCGCCCGCACTGACGGTCTCCGCAAGCTCGCCATTGCGCAGTTGGGAAGCGAGTCGATTGACCAAAAGGCATTCTCAAGGCTGGTCGCTAAAGGCACTATTCAGAAGATCGTCCCGGTAGCCCTGCGGGCAGCGGCGAAGCGTAATCCGAAGTTCGCCGACGAGCTTGAGGCGGCCTCGGTTCGTTGCGAGGTAGAGGGTACTGGTTCGGCGGCACGCGATGCTCGTGAATTGGCTCGTCGTGTTCGTGCCTATGCCGCTGCCTATGCCGCTGACGCTGCCTATGCCGCTGACGCTGCCTATGCCGCTGACGCTGCCTATGCCGCTGCCGCTGCCTATGCCGCTGACGCTGCCTATGCCGCTGACGCTGCCTATGCCGCTGACGCTGCCTATGCCGCTGACGCTGCCTATGCCGCTGACGCTGCCTATGCCGCTGCCGCTGCCTATGCCGCTGCCGCTGCCGCTGCCGATGCCGATGCCGCTGCCGCTGCCGCTGACGCTGCCTATGCCGCTGCCGCTGCCGCTGCCGATGCCGCTGACGCAAAACGCGACGAAATCCTTCGGATTTCTTGTCAGATCGGCCTCTACGCCTTGATCGAACTCAAGTCGCCAGGCTGCGAGTTCCTTTTCCTCGTCGAGGATTGAACGCCACGGTAGCTGGTGCCGTACTCCTGGGTTCCCGCGCGTGTCCTCACACCAGCAACGCGCAACTTATTCCAACACCGTGCCGGCGGTAACCGGCGGAGAATTTTATGAATCAGGTAGTCCAATTCCAGCCTGCGGTTGATGCCTACGGCTCCCGCTCGATGACAGCCGCCGATGTCCGTTCTCACGTCAACCTGATGCAGGACGTGATGATGGAAGTCATGAAGGATGGGACCCATTACGGGACCATCCCCGGCACCAAATCAAAGAGTTTGTACAAGGCCGGTGCCGAGAAGCTTATGGCGACGTTCCGACTGGCCGCCAAGCCGGAGGTTGACGACTTGTCCGCGAATGGCGAAGTGGCCTATCGGGTGACTGTCAACCTGCTTGCACCTGGCGATGTGTTCGTGGGGGCTGGCATCGGCGAGTGCAGCAGCAACGAGGACAAGTACGCGTGGCGTGCATCGATCTGTGATGAGGAATTCGACCTTACGCCGGAGAATCGCCGTCGCATCAAGTTCGCCAAGTATCAGGGCAAGGTCGAGAAGAAGAAGCAGGTTCGGACCAACCCGTCCGATGTGGCTAACACCATTTTGAAGATGGCCAAGAAGCGCGCCCAGGTGGATGCCGTCATTACCGCCACCGCCGCATCCGACATCTTTACGCAAGACATCGAGGACTTGCCGGACGAGGTGGTGGCCGAGATTGTTGGACGTAGCGCGTCACCCGCCACCGCTGCCGTGCAGAAGACCATACCCGATGGCCGGGAACGCGATGCGGCTGACAAGGAAGCTACGGACGTTGCCGATATGGGCACCGAGGCATTCCGCAAGATGTGGGCCGGCTGGGCGAAGGATCGTCGAAACCTCGTGGCTGATCTTCTCTCCAAGTATCAACGCATCGCCGCTGAAGCCGATTCCAAGATCTTGGAGGGCGAATGATGGAGCAGCGCACCGACGAGTGGTTCACCGCCAGGGCCGGGAAGATAACAGCATCCCGTATGGCCGATGTCCTGACCGAGCGTGAGCGGGGCGAGTTCAAGTCAGGGCCACGAAAGGGGCAGACGAAACCGCAGCCGAAGAACCTAACCGACTACGCCTACCAGTTGGCCGCAGAACGGCTCACAGGGCTGCCGCGTAAACAGGTCAAGGCTTCGGCCCTGACGTGGGGTCGCGAGGTTGAGCCAGCGGCCACGGCGGCGTACCAGGCGGAGACCGGCTTCATCGTCGAGGAATGCGGATTCTTCATCCATCCCGATTATGACTTCATCGGGGCGTCTCCTGACTTCCTCGTCGGTGGCGACGGTGGCGGCGAAATCAAATCGCCAGAGTCCGCCGAGGTTCATCTGGAAACGCTTCTCAACGGTCTGCCTGACGAACACGTTGCGCAGATTCAGGCAGGGCTCTGGGTGACGGGGCGGCAGTGGTGGGACTTCGTTAGCTACCACCCGAGTTTCGTCGAACAGCATCGTCTTTACGTCCAGCGAGTCAACCGCGATGAGAATTTCATCGCCAACATGAAAGACGCCTGCCTCCAAATGGAAGCTGACGTGAAATCCATCCTCAACGAACTTGAAAGGAAAGCAGCATGAGCACTGTCACTAAGCGTTTCAACGTCGCCGCTGGCCGTCCGTATACCACTCGCGATGGCGAAGAAAAGAAGCAGTGGGTGAATCTTGGTCGTGCCACTCAGTGGGATGACGGCGGGATCTCCATCGAACTCCATGCGGTCCCGACTGGAAACTGGTTCGACGGCAAGATCAGTCTTTTCGAAGAAAAGAAGGACGACCAGGCGGCGCCGTCTCGTCAGCGCCCCGCTCGCGGCTCTGCTCCTGAGTCAGACGACGACCTTCCGTTCTAGAGGACACCTACTGAGGACACGCCAGTGAGCGAGAGGAAATGGACGAAGGGGCCGTGGGCTGTTCACCACGATCACCCCGATGCTGAAACAGCTAAGGGCCATGCCAGCATTGATGTGGCTACGCGGAATCATTTCCGTGGCCTTGAAATCGCCGGAATGTATTGCATGGAAGGCGAGCGGCAGCGTGCAAATTCGCGCCTTATAGCTTCGGCGCCGGACCTTTTCGAAGCCCTTGATGCGCTACTTCCCTACGCCGCGAACATGCTTGAGCACGACCATCCTGTCATAGCCAAGGCCCGCGCCGCCCTCCAGCGTGCCGAGGGGGAAGAAACGTGAGCACGGCAGACTGGAAATGGTACGGAATGGCGGCTCACTTCATCTGTGCTGGTGACTGCCTGTTCCACATGGCTACCGAAGTCGGAAGCTACATGGTCTCCACGGTAGGCGATCTTCGCTCAAGGGAGCGCAACGGAGACCGAGGCGAACGAAGGGAAGTCGGTTTCGGAAGAACCTACGAGACGTTCGTTTTCGACACGACTGGAGCCAAATGCGATTGCGGATGCGGTATGCCTGTCATCGTTCCCATGGAGATTGATTCTGAGCCTGCCAATGATCCCGAGATGGCCCGCCGCAACCACATGGTGATGTGCCGAAAGTACGACGAACTGATCGCCGCCATGGAGACGAAGTGAATGAGCACCGTATTGGGACGTTTCATTCTTGCCGGTAGCACGACGAGTGCTTCGGATAGCCAGCAAGTGGTCGGAATGACGTTTGGTCAGCTTCGCCGGATCAAGGCAGAGCAAGACGCCCGCATTGCCGAACTCACCGAACAGTTGTCCTTGTCCTTGTCGGATCGGTTGCTAGTTGCCGAAATGCGAGCAAAGGACAAGCTCGCCACGGAAGTCGCGGACCTGAAGTCGAAGCTTGACTTCGCCAATGCGATGAATGCCGATCAGGACAAGACGGTTGCCGAACTCACCGCTGAGATTGCTTCGCTTCGTGTAGCGGTCACTCAGGGATATGAGGAAGGTTTCAAGGCGGGCGTTAAGTATCAGGCCGCAGACGATGCCACTGGTCTGGATTACTGGACTTCTTGGAACAAGAGCATCGCCCGCAACGCGCTGAAGGATGGGGTGTGATGACTAAGGTTCTGTCAGGCAAGGAACTCGATCAGGCTGCCATCGACGCATCTATCGCAAGGGCTCCATTCAACGCGCACGAGAAGTCCTCAGTATCGATCCATCGCAATGTGATGGCGCTCATGTACAAGGACGGCTACAAAGCATCCGAAGCTGCCCATGCCGACTACAGGGCGCTTGAGGAAGAACTTGCGGCGCTGCGGGTTAGGGTTGGGGACGTGGACGCTCACATACTAGGCAAAGAAGAATTGGCAAAACGTTACGCCGCCTTACTTGCCGAGCGAGAGGCCCTTAGCCGGGTCGTCGAGGCCGATAAGGACTATGACGAAGCCATGTCGATGAAGGTGTCTGCAACGAATGGAGACGATTTAGGGGCGGCCGAGTGCGCGCTCAATGAGGCAAGCGACGCCCGTCGTCTTGCTATGGAGGCTTTGAAGTGATCCGCAAGATATGGAAGCTATTGCCGGTATTCGTCTACGAATGGGCTTCTCGTCGTAACTGTCCAATCGTCTATTGCCAGGGCATCGCATTTCATCAAGCCGACGAAACGATCCTTGTGAAAGCCGCCACCCGCACCCCCAGGGAGCAGAAGAAATGATGAAGCTTGAGAAGGTTCGTGACATGTTGCGTGCTGCGCCGAATTCGGTCGGGCACATTCATCTTCGTGCGGGTGACTGCGCAGACATGGCCGACGCCATCGACGCCCACATGTCCCAACCCCAGCCCGTTGCGCAGGGGGAGGTTGTGGCTTGCGCCGAGGTCGTGACCGATCCGTCTACTGGAAATCGTCTTGTGGTTACCTACTTTGCGAATGGCGTAACGCCGGAAGTCGGAACTAAGCTGTACACCATCCCCACCGGCCACAGGGTCGTACCAGTATCGGACACTGAAGACATGGATAATGTGTGGATTGGCAGCCGATTCCTGCACCTGCTGGAAGTTGCCAGAAAAGTCCCCGGTTGGACCGGAGAAGATGTTGCCGAGGGATGCTGCACAGACCAAGAATTTAACGACGCCATTGAGCACGTTGACCGTGCGATAGGTAACGCGTTACTCGCCGCCTCACCTTCCGCCGGGGGTGTGTGATGAGACGCAGCGCTAGTTACGTCGCGATGTTCCCGGATGATATGCAGGCAAGACCAGAGCGTCTTCGCGAGGCTGCGGATGCACTGGATCGCGTCATAGAAAACGAACGGCCATCGCCCGCAGGATGGGCACACGTCGAACTATTTGCACCCTACTGGATTCGCAGGTACGCAGATCTACTTGAGGTAAAGCCATGACCACCATTGGCACAGATGATCGGAAGGATTTTGAGGCTTGGGCGCAGTCACGCGGTATGTGGATGTTGCCTTCATGTAACGGAGTAGGCACTTATTGCGGTAGCGAAACCGAGGGTGCTTGGGAATCGTGGCAGGCCGCCCTCCGCAGCCAGGGCAAGGTGGTCAGCATCGAGAAGTTGAAGGCATTGCAGCCTTACTGGTGCGACTGGAACGACCAAGCGCTGGACGAAGAAACCGACCCGGAGGGCTCGCTCAAGAGCTTCCCTACAATATCCATCGTCTACAAGTACGAAGACCTAACCGCCATCATCGGCGAGGGGGATTGAGGTGAAATGGAATGCCCCAGTTGATGGGTACAAAAAGAGGTTTGCCTTTCTTCCAGTGAAGATCGGCGATAGCGTGATTTGGCTTGAGTGGTACTACTCGCAATTCTGCGGAACGCATTTCAGCGTTATCACTGTCGAACGATACGAATCGGGAGATTTCACATGACCTACGAAGAAGCAGTCGAACTCGCACGCAAGCACGCTAAGGCGAACCCACAGAGCTACTACGCCGAACCTTTCCAGCCTCATGAGTGGGTTATCAGTGCGATCCTTGAGGCAGCAGGTGACGCCAAATGAATCAGTTGGCCGAAGCATTCAAAGATAGCTTCATAACTCGCGAATCATGCGGCACTGACAATCACTACATGATCCATTGCAAGTTCGAAACCCTAAGCGGAATGCAGGAAGCCTACGCTGCACTTCTCAACGCGATGAATGATGAAGAACCGCCGAAAGGAGGTGGGCAGTGAGCATGGTTGAGGAATTGAAGGCGGTCATCGCGGCGTTCAAAGATATCGAGGACACGCGAACAGACTGCGACGTGGCCCGCTTCCTCCGCGACCACGGCCAGGCGCTTGTTGAGGCCGTGTCCTTGTCGGATGCTGCGAAGTGGCTAACTGACAACGTTGGCTGCAACCTCATCAGCGATGACGACGGACGATGGGCGGTGAGCACCAGTGGGTTTCAGCCCGTTCCTGAAGATGGTGGATTCACTGAAACAGTGTCCATCACGTCGTTTGTCGATCCGGAAGAATGGAAGCCATCAATACTGGAAGCCATCGACCTCGCCCGAACCAAGGCCAGCGCGGGAGGTGCGGTGTGAGTGCTGCTAACGATGATCCACTGTGGACAGCCGATGCCGTGTGCGCCTACATGGGCGGGATATCGCGTCGCCACTTCCTTGAAAGGGTGGCCTGCAAGCCGGATTTCCCGCGACCGTTCGAACTCAGCCGAAAGTCCCGGTTCTGGTATCCGGACGAGGTTCGCGAATGGGTTCGGCGTAACCGGGCTAGTCGAGTCGCTTAGCCATATCCTCGGCCGACTCGTGATAGTAAATCAGCAGACTCTTGAGGTCCTTGTGGCCGATAGCTCGGGCTAACTGCATCACATCGAGTTTCTTCGACAAGCGCCAGATGGCCTCGGCCCGGCTGTCGTGAAAATGAAGGTTCTCGACGCCGCTCCGGTTTACGATCTTTCGCCACAGTGCATCCCGACTCCTGTCGTCCAAGGCGAAGCACGTCGGGTTCGTCTTAGGGAACTCCCTGAGTATGCGGACTGCCTCCGTGGACAAGGGCACGTCCCGAGCATCCCCGTTCTTGGTCTTCGGCAGATGGACGAAGCGCCGCTTAAGGTCGATGTTAGGCCACGTAAGGCTGACTATTTCTCCAGACCTCATGGCCGTCTCTAGGGCGAACAGGAAGGCCATGCAGGTACGCTCGGTAGCCGTCTTGACCGCGTAGCCTTTATCGAGCCCTGCGGAAATCCTTATGGCCTCGATTTCTGCCGCAGTGACACGTCTTTTCCGGCTAGCTGGCGGCTTAGGTAAGCCAAGCCCCTTAATCGGACTATCGGTCATCCAACCCCAGTCGCCCATACACACCTTGAAGACACCGCGAAGCAGGTTTATGTCCCGAAGCACCGTGGATGGCTGGACAGTCTTGAGGCGAGTATCCCGCCACGTCGCCAGGTCAGTCTTGGACAGGTCACGAAGGAGAATATTCCCAATGGCGAGACGAGCTATAGCCGTGCACCGGATCACCTCCCACGATTCACCGCTGCGCGTGGGGGCCACTTCCTTCCCGTAACGCTCTAGGGCCTCCCGCAGCGTCTTGACGGGGAGCTTACCGACCCTACCAGCGGCCTCCTTGTCTAAAGCCCATGCTGACGCCTGCTGCTTGGTAGCGAATACCTCCGTCTCCCGAACACCCTTGATGGACACCTGGGCCCGCCACTTCTTGCCTACCTTGTAGATGCTCGCCAT